GGACGCAATGAGCTTGACGCTAAGCGCCTCGCCAGCGGTGAGTTCGTAAACAATTACAGTGGTGTAGACGACGCAGGATTAGGCAATCAGTTTGTCATTCTCCGTCAGGATGCCCTCATTGCTCGCATTCTCGCCATCCGTGACCTCACCCAGTATTTCCCTGTCCGTTATGGTGTGCAGGACCGTGACGTTCTCTTCAACGCCTTTATGGGCGAAGTGTCTCAGGCTTACCAAGAGGGAGAAATCTACAAAGGTAGCATGAGCCTCGAAAACGAGATGGGCTACGTAGACGATGCCATGATCAAGGTTAAGTTTGGTCCGATGAAGGAAATCGAACGTAAGTACATCGCTTATCTCAACAAGGAGGGCTCTGATCCTATCAAGTGGTCCATGATTGAGTTCTGCTTGCTCAACCTCTTGAAGCAAGCTCAGCTGGAGCAGAACAAGCGTCGTATGCGTGGAATCTACGTGAAGCCAGAGGCTGGCGTTCCTTCCCACTACCTCAATTCTTCTACGGGTATCGTGTACACACTTCTTCGCTACATCCACGACTATAGCATCAAGCCTTTTGACAGCGAGGATTATCGCCATTATACCTCAGCCGACATGCTTGCTTGCGTTAAGGAGTTCATCTCCGATGTCAAGTCGAAGATTTCTGAGGATATGGATCTCGACCAGCACGTGCTCTATCTCAACAAGAACCATCAGGACTGGTGGATTGCCAACTGCCGAACCACCTATGGCAAAGATATCGATTTCGATGGTCCTGAGAGCATGAAGTTCCGTGTTCCAGACACTGAGATACCTATCGTTTGGTTGCCATACCTCGGCCAGAGCTGCCTGATGTTCCTCGACATCCCTGGCAATCTCCAGTTTATCGAGAACCTCCCTGGTGAGATGCTCGCCGTTCGCATGGAGTCATTCATGGAAACCGTTCGCGCTTGGAGCACCTGGAAGGAAGGTACCGGAGCGTCCTTCACCGGCCGTAAGTTCAAGACAAAGCAGGAGATGGATGCAAATGACTACGATTTCCAGCAGATCTTCACCAATCTCCCTGCTACCACCGTCGTGGCTGGTGTGGATGGCAAAGACGGTTTCTGGCACATCACGGATAGTACCACTACCGCTGAATCCATCACCGACATTACCAACGCCAAGGCTGGTGTTGCCTATTGCATCCAAATAGGTGCTGGTACCACGACCAAGCCGAAGGTGGAGAAGAAGGACAAGTTCGACGGAATCACTGCCGACTGGATTCCTACCGCAGAGGGCGACTATATCATGGTCATCCTCGGCAGTAACCAGAAATATCGTGAGCTCGAAAGATGCGTAGGTGGTAAGCGTACCATCAACACCGCTGTGCAGCCTAATGTACCAGGCGGGCGATAGTCTTCATAATTTAGGGTTTTTAATTATTAGTTTTAATGTTGACTCATTCAGGGGCGTGCCTCGGTGCGCCCCTGATTTTCAGAAAATCAGAAGATTATGATTAAGAATAAGATTACGGTGCGCCATCGTGCGTACAATCCATACAAAGGCGCACATTACGCCAACCACAAAGGGCGCTTGCTCTTCATGTGCATCATTGCCATCGTAGGCATCTTGTCTCTCCTCCAGGTGCTCGATGACCCAACTAGCACCATGGGTGCTGCCGGAGCTGGAACGTCCATGGCAGCAGCTCTCGTGCTGACCAGCATCGACGACGTGACCGACCGAGACACCCATGGCTCAGCCATCTCTTATATCGTGTGCTTGGTGCCAACGTCATCCATCGATCGCACCAAGGCGTTCCCTCAGCCAAGTGACGAACGTGTGGTGGGTGCATTGCCGATGAAGACTGCTGCCAAGGACGAAAAACTAGCTTTCCAGTTTGAGGCGCACGACATCCCAACGTTGGTTTCCACTACCGAGAAGGGAGATATCACCACCACCGGTGAGAACAATTTCGTCATCATCATGGGTGGCAGCCGTGCGGAAATCGACGATTTCATCGAGAAATACGCTGGAGGCAAGTTTATCATCCTCTTCAAGCACGTAAAGGATACCCAGTGGTATATTCTTGGCGAACTTGAGCGTCCGATGATCTTGAGCAATACCGAGACCAAGGATGACAAGGATGGTCGCTACACGACCTTCACCTTCAAGCGCACGTCGGTAGACCTTCCATGCAAGTATGCTGAAGACCCTACAGGCGTGACCACTACCGAAGCTGCCAGCTCTCCTCAATCGCAGAGCAGTAAGAGCACAAAATCGGTAAGCCAATAAAATTCCAGAGAATAAAAGTATTAAGTCCTAAGGGTGTGTCGCCATCATCATGAAGGTGGCGCACCCTTATTATATAATAATGGTATATGTATAGCAGAAGAGAAAAACTATGCCACTACAACACGCTTCGTGGTGGCAACCATGCAGAGGCAGACTTTCGTCTGCTGAAAGAAAAATCGCCTAGTCATCCGATGCTTGGAATCATGGCTCGCAACCCCAAGCGATATGAAGATGATATCCTGTTTGCACTTCTTGATGTGTGTAGCATCGATGAGATACTCCAATCGCGTCTTGCCGACGCCCCTTCCAAGCAAACGAACAATGATTCAAGTAAAGCTTTAAGTAAGGGAAAATGTTCGGATAAGTCTTCAAGTAAAACTCCAAGTAAAGGTGCAGATAAAAATAATGGTTCAAGTAAAGCTTTAATCAAAGACGAGCCTTCAAGCAAAACTTTAACTAGCGAAGCCCATGATGAAAATACCGATCAGAGCTCAGATGTTGATGAGTTATCCGAAGCATCAGATACCTCAGACACCTCGACTGAATCAAAAAAAAAGTAGTCCAGAAAGAGGAGGAATATCCGAATATAGATTGGGGAAACCTCTTCAATAAGGACGTTCAAACTGCCACGGTGTTGTACAACGACCGTATCAATACCTGGCGCAAGATGACGAAGCTCGACGAAGCCCTGGATAAGAAACCTACGAAGAGCGATGTTACCCAAATGGCAGAGCTCCGCATTCGCAACCTTCAATGCTTCGCCGAGCTCCAGTCGTACAATGATACAGGAAAGTTTCTCTACAAACACCCACTCCTCAAGGACAAGTCTGAGTTCAACGAGCTCGCCAAACTCTTCCGTACCGACTCCTCGGAGTTTCTGCATCGTCACAAGAATGTGCTCGACAATATCAAGAGATACAAGAGCTACCTCAAGAGGAACGACCGGCAAGACCGACGCGCAAGCGATCGTGCAAATCTTCGTCGCCATCAGGAGTGCGAGCGCATGTTCAAGATGGTGATGGAACAATACAGCGATAAAGCCCATGGACAAGAAGAAAATGAAAGAGGCAGCTGAAGCTGCAGTAATGGTGCTCAAGAACGAAGGCGTTCTGGAGCAGGCTCAACTCAAGGCAGACCAGGAACTTGCCAAGCAGGCTAGCGACGGCGACCTCGATGCCATCAAGTTGCTGTGCGAGCGCATGCAAGATAGAGGAGAGCTAGAATTAAGAAAGAAACTGTTTGGCGTATGAAAAGTAATATAGAGAAACTGGAGAGCGTCCATCCCGACCTTATCAACAATTTCCTCACCACAGGCAATGGAGAGGGCATTCCTGAGGATGTGCAGATATTCCTAAAACAGCTTCAGTGGGCCATCGAGGCCTACGAGTATGAGCGAAATATCACCCGTGCGGCTCGTCAACTGAAACAGCGCATCGCAGCGCAGCAGCATGTGAGCCTAGACCTTCGCACCTGCCAGGTTCGCATCAACCAAGCCATCTCGTATTTCAACGTAGACTGTACGGTGAGTGCCAAGGTCTGGGAAAACGATTTTGCCAACAAATACGAAGACTTGGCGAAGCTATGCTGTGCCAAGCGCGACTACAAGATGCAGAAGGCTTGCATGGACCAAGCCTTGGAGTGTCGTAGACGTGCCTCAGAGCAAGCCGAGGCAGACAGAGACCTAGGCGTGGTGTTCCTCATCAGTCCAGAGGTAACTCCGGAAGAGCTAGGTTTTCAGAAAAAGAACCTCAAGGAGATTGCTGCCAAGCATAACAAGGGATTTTATATTTCGCTCATCGATGGCCTGCCTATCGAGAGCTCGGAGAAAAAACGATTGCTTCGTGATGCAGATATTCAGGAAGCGGAAATTATGGAGGATATTGAAGATGGCCAGACTGACTCTTGATGACAACACACTTAGTGATTTCGAGCACTACTACATGAACTCCATGCAGATGCTTGCCAATGTGATAGACCCCAACATGCTCTATGCCGAGGTGGCACGTGCTGGTGGAAAGACCGAGGGTATCACTGGCCCTCGCATCATCCGCGTGGTCAACGACATGCCCGGAGAGCTTTCTTTCCTAGTTCACAAGAGCTACGTGGCGCTGATGACCAACGTTTGGCCAAACATACAGGCGTATTTCTCTCGTCAGGTGGTGGTCAACGGACAGGCTCGCCCCATGCTGCAGTATGGGGTAGACTACGTGGTGGGAGAGTGCAAGTTGCCCTCCCATTTCCGAAAGCCCCGCTATCCGATAACCTACGCCAAGCACAGCGTGGTGTTCCGCAATGGGGCCCACCTGCAGCTCGTATCAAGCGACCAGCCGGAGAGTGTGGCCGGCAGAAACGCCGTGCACGCCTTCGTGGAGGAGATGAAGCACAACAGTGGCGAGAAGCTCAAGACCCGATTATTCCCTTCTCTCCGTGGCGGTCCTGCCGACGTTCGTCGCTCGGCTTACTACGAAGGTGTGACGGGCGTGAGCGACACTGCTCGTGTAGATCTTGGCGAGGATGACTGGTTCGAGGAGTATGAGAGCAAGATGAACCCGCAGCTCATCGAGGAAATTGCCACCGTATCGTTGGAGATAAACAAGAGCCTGTATCGCCTGTTCGTTCTTCGCCAGGAAGAGCGCGACAGCAAGGATCCAGTATTACTTGAGAAGATGCGCCTGGAGTCGTTGAAACTCAATTCGTTCGTGGAGCGATGGAAACCTCGCCTCGCCGATATGAGGCGCAACGCTATCTTCTACATCCGTGCCTCCTCGTTCTGCAACAAGGATATCCTTGGCCCGAAGTTCTTCAAGACCCAGCTCGACACCCTCGATGTAGACGAGTTCCTCACAGCCATCTGCGCCATCCGTCACAAGGAGGTATCCAATAAGTTCTTCATCAACTACGATCACGTCAAGCATCAATATAAGGATTCTTACCGATACGATGCCATCGTGAAGTATGATCTCAAGGAGCGTTTTACGCTTACCGCCGAGTATCTGAAGCACTACGACCCTCACGAGCCTCTATTCATGGGCTACGACCCCGGCAATTTCCAGTCGCTCATCGTAGCCCAGAAGAAAGACAGCGACAACGTGCTCGACATCATCAAGGAGTTCTTTGCCTATCTTCCGGAAGATTTCAACGACCTCACGGCGAAAGTATACCAGTTCTTTGGTTCCGCTGCCGTCAACAAGACCATTTACCTGTACCCAGACCGAGCGGGTAACAAGCGCAAGGAGGAGTTGGAGCAGATTACCACCGACTCGCTCAACCTCAAGGCCTCTCTGGAGTCGTATGGCTTTACGGTGTTCCTCTTCAACGAAGACGCGCCAACCATCTACCATTGGCAGCAGTTCAAGCTCTGCCAGATGCTCTTTGGCGAGCGCAGCCCATTGCTGCCTAGGATACGTATCGACGAGAATGAATGCCCGAACCTCTGCAGTGCCATCATGATATCTCCACTGAAGAAGACCGACGGAAAGATAGAGCTCGACAAGAGCTCGGAGAAGAAGCAGGCTCTCAAGAACCAAGCAGGTCTCACCACGCAGCTCCCTTCGGCTATGATTTACCTACTATATGGTCTCTACAGCGACGTTGTCAAGGCAGAATTGAGCACATATCCTGTAGATTTGCCTGATAATTTCGTCATTTAGGTGCTAAAAACGCCGCAGTTTGATGGAATAATTTCTCGAAAACAGGCAATAATTACCCCAAAATGAAGAGGTGAAATAGCCATGTGGCTGAAAGTCAGCGCAAATGGTTTCAGAAAAATAAAAAACGAAAAATTCAACTGGCGCAAACGTGCACGCACCGCTGGGAAGGCGAGGTGAGGTGCAGCGCCTTACGTTCTGGGAAATATGACGGCGTTGGGCATCGCCGGGGTCTTTTGCGGGAACATTTTTTTTCACTAATTTCGCATCGTTATGAGCAAGAACATTGTTATGGACGGCATCACGGCCCTTCAGTGGGCGAGGGAGATAAGCAAGCTGCCTGATGGTGAGTTCACCGTGGCGTTCTTCCCTTATTCCAGGTCCAAGGGGCAGGCGAGTGCCAAACTCAAGGTGTGCCATCACTGCAAGTACAGGACGCAGTTGCCGCACGAGCGATACGCCGTAGACGGGGAGAATTACTTTCTCTTTACCGACGAGCATGGAGAGCCTAAGATGTGCTATCGCATCCTCATACGCTTCATGGGCTTTCCTCAGGATGGATTTAAACTTCACAAAATAAATTGGTTATGAACGAAGATTACACAATAGAAATGTATGGTAACGCCGGCTGTTACATCAGCGACGGCAACACCTTCACCTTCCAGCTAGGCGAGGGCGAGGAGTTCTTCCATGGGGATCAACTCATTCAGTCGCCTGCCTTCGGCTCGCCATTCATTCCTTCGCCCTTGTGGCGAGGCGACCACCAGTATCTCTCCCTGCAGGGGTATCAGGTGCTCATGCGTGGCTACAACAATCAGCTCTGCGACGAGGTGACCAAGGAGATTAAGGAGAACCGCCTGTTGCCTCGCCTCTACTCCAAGGAGATCAAGATGCTCTATGGCCACGGCGTGGCAGCATACAAGCAGGTGATAGACAATGGTAAGCTCATCCGTCAGTACGAGGAGTTGCCCGAGGTGATGCGCTGGCTCGGCTCCTGGGCAGACCGTGGACTTCCATCGGTCGAAGAGTTCTGCAAGTCGTGCATCAAGAACTTCTATTACTTTGGCGATTTCTTCGTAAAGTGGCGTTTCACTCGTGGCAAGGCTATCGGCATGGGAATGCCGGTGGCGGGGCTGGAGGCTCTAGACAATCGCTACTGCAGGCTTGCCACCACCCGCAACGATGTGGCGAGCGAGCTCATCTCCTACGGCGATTTCAAGCAGGTGGTGTTGGGCAGGTTCACCTACGGCATGTCCAGCTACCAGGTGTATCCCAAGTTATCGCTCTCCGAGGTAGATAGCTATCGATATGCAGCCATCAGCCACCATCGGGAGAAATCAGTCGACGAATTCTATGGTGCCAACGAGACCCATCAAGGTGCACGCCCTTATATCCAGGGAAGCAACAAGACGGCACGATACATCAATAGTTTTCTGAAAAACTCATTGGCAGCAAAGGTGCACGTCATCATCCCGAACGCATGGATCCAGAGCAAGCGCACCCAGATCACCAAGCTCTGCGAGGAAAACAAGAGACGCAAGGCGCAGAAGCTGGAGCTCCTGAAATACGAGTCGCTCGATATTGGCACCGAGTACAAGGAGTCGGTACTGGTGAGATACGTGCAGCAAGAGGTGAAAAAGTTTAGTTCCTACCTATCCGGAGCCGACAACCAAGGCAAGGGCTTTACCTCCATTTCCTTCATGGATGCGCAGGGACACAGCCAAGAGTGGAAGGTAGAGACCATCGACCTCAAGTATAAGGAGTATATCGAGGCACTCATCTCTTACGACAAGCGTACGGAGCAAGCCCTTCTGTCTAGCGTGGGCCTGGATGCAGCCATCTCGGCCGTCGACAAAGACGGTGTCATCTCGAAGAGTGGCAGCGACACCTATTATAATTATCTCATCTACATCATGTCGCTCACCTCCGAGGACGAGGTTTGCGCCGAGCCACTCAACTGGGCGCTCCGTCTCAACTTCCCCGACCTCTGGAGACAGGGCTACCACCTCGGTTTCTACCGAGAGGTACCTCAGCGACAAGAAGACACAACCTCATCCCAACGACTTAACCAGCAGCAGGCATGAAAAAGATATTTCTACTCAAAGACCTTTTCGGTTCCTACGCACAGTTTTGCAAGTGTGCGCCGGGAGCCGACACCAGTGCCGACCTCGACAGCCTTCAGGGCTCAGCCACCTCGGCACGCAAGCGCATCGTGGCCATCATCGGCAAACAGACTTTCGCCGACATCGTATCCATCGCCGACGACTCCGATGCCCTGAAGAGTTTCCTTCGTTCCGCCGTGGCCAACCTCACGCTCGCCACGCAGCTCATCTTCGATGCGGTGAACCGAAGAAAGAACGATGTGAATGTGTACAAATACGAGTACGAGGGTATGAAACGCTCGTATATGGAGAATTTCTACAACGCCATGGACTCGCTCATCAGTGAGCTCATGGAGGATGTGTCGGATGAAGATGGCGTGTCAAAGGCTCCCTACGACGACTGGCGCAAGACGAGCTACTATAAGTTGCTCGGCTCGTGCAAGGTGACCACCGCCGACGATTTCGACAGCATCTATCCGATAGACCTCTCATATCTCTTCTTCTTCCGTTGCGTGCCCCTGCAGAAGGAGGTGCTCGACGAAGGAATAGGCGCTTATTTCGACCGCCTGGAGCAGGGCGATGAGAGTGCCGACTTTGCCGAGGTGGGGCAGAAGGTGCTGCCGCTCTTGCGCCTGGCATTGGTAAAGAAGACCGTGGCAAAGGCTCTGCGCCGCTTCGATATCCTGGAGTTTCCCGCCACCATCCGCAATCTCTTCGATGACAATACATCGTCTCGCTCTGGCAGCGACGAGAGCAGCCGTGCCATCAATCTGGCCATCCAGCTAGAAGGCGAGGTGGAAGACTTGTTGCACAATGCCGACATGCTGCTGGAGGCGCAGACGGGGAGCGATTATTTCTCGCTCTCCTCGTACAACAGTCCGGAAGATAGTATGTACTTATTACCATAGGAGGTTTTGCCCATGAAGAAATATATCGATATCCGGGTGAATGGCAAGGAATGCCAGGTGCCCAACTCGTGGGAGGTGCTCACTACTGCCCATTACTTGAAGCTCGTAAACTATCTTTCACGCATGGAGCATGGGGATTTGTCCCCAGCCGAGGTGCGCATCTACTTTCTCTGCGACCTCTTGGGGCTGGACGTGCATCGACTCAAGGATGAGCAAGCCTTGGAGAATGTCGTGGCGCTCAGCGAGCAGCTCACCTTCATCTTTCGCATCGTCTACCCCGACGACAACGCCGCGCTCCAGGATCTACCTGCCGAGGAATATCGCATGTGTCAGCGCATAGATCCCAGCAGGCTGAGCTACCCCTACGCCAAGGAGCTCCTGAAGCTTGACTATAAATATACGGTAGACCTTTGCTTTTGCCGACAGATGATGCCCGTGGTGTTCGTAGACAAGAAGCCTTACTCGGGCTACGAGGTGAACTTGGAGTTCAATACCCTCACATGTTCGCTCAAGGCGTTGCAGTATATAGAGGCCCGCCAGTTGCTCGATCTGGGCGAAGAGAGCCTGCCACTGTTGGCAGCCATACTCTATTATCCCGGAGAATATTCGTCCGAGGGAGCCCAGAAATTGGCTCGTGATTTCAGGCGACTGCCCAAGAACCAGCTCAATGCCATTGCGCTCAATTTCTTGGCGGTGAACAATTTCATTTTCACCCGGACACCGTTCTCGTTGCTCACCAAGTTTGTCGCCGACAAGTCGAAGCCCATCACCATCGATGCCAGCGATGCGCTCTACGATTTGTCGAAAGATGGGCTTGGCAATGTGCTGCAGGTGGAGCGCATGAATGTGATTACCTATCTCAGGGTGCTGCGCAAGAAGACCATCGAGGGCGTGAAGGGTCTCAAGGCTTCGGGCATGGACGTGGTGAAGATTTCCAACGAGGTGGGGCTCCCCCTCTCGATAGTAAAGCAGATAATATAGGAGGCAAGCAGATGATACTAGACCTTTTCAAGTATTTCGCACGATTCCCCAAGCGAGAAAATGTGCTCAAGGGCATCGCCACCAAGGGCGAGAGCGACATGACGGAATATGCCCAGATGGAGGATGCGGTCAAGGCACTGCCCGGTACAGGCATCGTTCCGGAGATAGAAAATTATGTGTATGGTCAGTCGTTCGACGAGCTCAAGGCTCGACTCGCCAACCTCACTGGCACCTTCCTCTTCGTAGACTATGGCGAGGTAGACATGCAGAGCGACGGGCGCAGGAGTTTCGAGTGCACGCAGCGCATCGCCGTGACCGTGGCCATGAAACTATCGAGCAACGCCGACATGATGGAGCGCTTGATAGCCAACGAGCGCACGCTACAGATGATGGCCAAGATTCACGCCCACGTGATGGCAGATGCCGAGCAAGGCATACTCTTCTGGATGGATAGAGACAGTGCCGCCACCTGCGAGATGGTACCATTCGTATCGGCAGAGTTGCAGAGCTATGGTTGGACGCTCATGCTCGATGCCGTGGGCCCCGATATCCTGGGCACCCACCAGCTGGCAAGGCAACTGATGAAGGGATAGGGGCGCTTTCCCCAAGTTGGGGGGAAAACAACGGTCCTTTGCACCTTATTATATAATATGTATCTTTGCAAACGTAACAACAAGCACCATCATGATGAAACCATATAAATTAAAAAGTATACCAATGATAGCAATCACGTCGCTCCCGTTCACGATGCTCGCCGACGGGCTTAAATACGTGTTCCAAGACTGGGAGTTCGCCAAGTGGATAGGTGTTGCGATACTCATCGACACCATTTTGGGCGTATGGAAACATCTCATCCACAAGGATGCCTCCAGCGAGTCGTTCTTCTCACGCTTTACGAAGAAGATAGTCATCTACATCTTTCTGATGGTCATCTCCAACTTCGCCAGCCACGCCGAGGTCAACGGCAGTGTGGTGGGACCGATGCAGTGGATAGGCACCTATCTCTGCGTCTTCATGATGGTGAGGGAGATATTCAGCATTGTGGAGAATGTGCAGGCCATCTACCCGATATTCCCCACTAGCTTCGTGAAGCGACTCAAGGACTTCAACGACCGGGGCGAGTACGTCTCTGGCCAGAAAATTAATTTTTCAGAAAAAGACGCTCCCGATGGGGGCGAGTAAACCAACAAATATTCATAGTATATGGCTACAAAATCGCAAATAGCCTTCGCCCAGCAGGTGTACGCCGCTGCGCGGAAGGTCTCAGAGATAGCCCCCGACTTCGTGGCGGCGCAAGCCGTGCTGGAAACTGGATGGGGCGAGAAGAAGGTGGGCAAGTATAATGTTTTCGGCATCACCAAGGGCAGCCAGTGGAACGGCAAGGTGGTGATGGTGCGGACGCACGAGTATTTCGCCACCGACGGCAAGAAATTCAACCCTCCCGACAAGATTGTATCCATCTGCAAGGTGAAGGGCAAGAAAATGTGGTATTACACCGTAGACCGAGCCTTCAAGGATTTCGACTCGATGGAGGATTGCTTGGTGGAGCACAACCGTCTCTTCCAGAAACCGGGCTACGCCGATGCCTGGCCTTACCGCAAGAACGCCTTGGAGTTCGCCAAGCGTATATGCGACGGGGTGGGGTGCAAGTATGCCACCGATCCCGCCTACCTCACCACCATCATGAGCATCATCAAATCGGTGCGGAAATATTGTAAAGCCAAATAAGAATGATGAAAATTAATACAGCAAGAAGCATCCTCAAGATCATCGTGCTGGTGATGGTCCCCCTCCTTGTGGCATTTCTGCTGCGGGAGTGCTCTGCGGCCAGCTACGAGCACAAGAGGCTTGCCGACAACCAGGATATTCTCCTTCATAATGGCGAGGTAGAGATAGGGCGCACGCCTTCGGGTAAGAGTGTGGCGTCATCGGCTGCGCTCCACCTTACCGCCTCGGAACTAAGGCGCAAGCCCGACTCTCTCCTCGCCAAAACCATGAAGGAGCTCAAGATAAAAAGCAGTCGTGTGGTGGCTGCGTCTGGAGCGTCTTCATCCACCAGTGTGGATGTGGCGGCAGCCATCGCCACCGACTCCTTGCCAGCCATCAGGCACGTGGAGTGGAGCGACCCATGGGTGCGGATGCACGGCACCATCGAGGGCGATACCTTCAGGGCCCACATCGAGAGTCGCGACACCCTGCAGATGATTGTGCACCGGGTGCCGAAGAGATTTCTCTTCTTCCGCTTCGGCACCAAGGCGGTGCGCATGGAGGTGGTGAGCCAGAACCCGCACACCACGCTCTGTTACCCAAAGCTCATATTTGTTCATTAATGTTTATAAGGTACTGGATTGTTTACTCAGGTTAATAATTACAGATGGTAGTTTAAGTTTTTCTAAGCACAGAAAAATTTCAAATTCCTTAATTTATGCAGGGCCCCTGGTGCGTGACGCATCGGGGGCTTTTTCGTAATATTTTCTGAAAATATCGCCCAAATGTTTTGCGGTATTAAATATTTGTTTTATCTTTGCGGTGTTTTTAATGGTTTTACATAGTCGACCAAGCATGATTCGGGCAAGTTTTGTGTGAGGTCACGTTAATTAAGACAAACAGCTGATTGAGGCTCGTGCTGAAGGACTGCCCTCCGGATGCACGAGCCGTTTGCTCGTTTAGGTTCTGGCGAACCTTGCTTGTGATAATCTTTTCCATATCCATATATTATAAGGTGAAACTTAACTCTTGCAAAGTTACGCTTTTTATCCCATATAAGGAAGAAAAAGGTTAAATAATACTAAGTACTACGATTTTTCGTATTAAACATTTTGCTACTACGAAAAAAAGTAGTACTTTTGCATTGTCTTAAAGAAACAATGATATATAAAAGATTTTATTAACAGAAAAAGAAGAGGAGCTGATTGCAGCTATCAGAAACTACCGCAAGGCATTCCCTAGGGGAAACCCGCAATTATTATGGTACGCTCAACAGTTGTTTGATGAATTGACTGAGCCGCCAGAGTATTATTACAAGTATTAACCCAGTTCTCCCTCCGGGGAGAACATTAAAGCATAAGATTATGGAAGTAGCAGTAATGGCAAAACAATCCAAGGACAGCGAGGTAAAGCAGCGCATCCAAGATATTCAGATGTTGGTATCATGGCGAGAAATCGCACATACCTATTTTGGAAAGTCAGCCTCGTGGCTTTATCATAAGCTCGATGGTATCGACGGCAATGGTGGAGTGGGAGGATTCACCGACGAGGAGAAGACAATGCTGCGTGGTGCGCTCTGCGAAGTATCCAACCGCATACGTTCCGCAGCGGATAGAATATAAAATGAGGCTGGGGCTTATCATTCCCCATAAGACAAAAGTCGCCATAGCCTTGTGGTGCATTGCAGTTAGCATAGCTAACATGTTTCAATAACTCAACCCAGCCCTCGGTGCATCCCGCATCGGGGGCTTTTTCGCTTCCTACCGCTCCCGGGCACTCCCAGATTTTCCCCACATTCCCCCTCATTTCCCCTCCATTTTATGCTCTATAGCATATAATTCTGTTAAAAAGTAACATCGCGCAAATATTTCTCACGAAAAAATTTGGCGGTTTCGTTTTTTCTCCTTACCTTTGCCGACGCTAATAAGATGATAGTAAGCTATCCTGTGAAGGCGACAGTATTCGCCTGAGGCTTCACGCCGTGGGCTTTTTTTATGCCTAAGAAGTATCATTTTCCCGGCAGTGGGAAAAAGGTATCGATGATATGGCGGTTGCATGATCCGTAAGATTTCCGTTTTGACCTTTGCAGGTAGAGACATCATCTTATAACCAGCGGTGAATGTGACCGCCACCATTGTATTCATACATCAAGGTCGGTCTATATGGTTATAAGATGATGCAATATGCAGAATTCAATCAATTTGGGCACGATGCAGGTGAGACCTGCTACTGCCAACGTGAGCGAGGGCTTGGAAGCCCTCAAGTGTGCAATCGAGCGAGAGGCCGCAAGACTCTGGGCAACCAAGAGCGAGACCTTCAGCTATCTGTGCGAGGAAGACGTCACCTATGGCGACGTGGTGAAGACCATGGTGGGCACGGCTGCGCTCTTCGCCCTGGTGGCAGTGAGTGGTTTTATCGCAGGAGGGGAGGTGATGTAGTTATGGCTAGACAGAAGAAAGACGAGATGCTGGAGCAGTATCGCAAGTTCTATCCCGACACCTCCGTCACCGAGATGACAGTGCTCGACGTCGACACTTACCCTCAAGGCAAGGAATTGCTGGAGATAGTAACGAGACTCGGCAAGATGACCCGAAGCATGCCCCTCTATTATTGCGTGGAACGCATTGGGGCGAAATGCCCTAAGCCTGGAGAGGAGATCAAGCAGAAGTACCGCATCAAGGTATACAAGTCGAGAGAGTTCCTAGAGGTCTGCGACAAGCTGAAGGTAGGTACCAAGATAGTCTTTCAAGACCCCGAAAGGCCAACCCGCAGATGGCTCGGCGAGATAGCCAAGGAGGGCGTGCACTACGAGGGTGGTGCGGCTTGCCTCTGGCTCAAGAGCGAGGAGGCGCGCATCAAGGAAACCGACGACAGCTTCGCCCTTTGGTGGCGACCGGTAGAAGAGTAAATAAGAACAACGTGGCAAGCCTAGGAATCTTGAACCACAGCAAGGGAGCGCTCATCCGTCTTTTGCAGTTTGACGGAAAGCGTGTACCTTTGCAATCGAGTAAACAAAATAATCAACATTAAAAAAAATAAGATTATGAAAGATTTAAAGAAGAAAGAAAAGATGGAAGCGACTGCCCAGTCAGGACAGTCTGCATGCCAGGTCGAGAAATTCACCATCGAGGAGTTTCACCGACAGCTTGAGG